GTTGAAAATTGGACACACGCTTTTTGGCAAATATACGACGCACCGAGAAGCGGTCGGGCACACGGCTTGGGCCAGGCAGCTAAAATGTTAAACTTCGGCAATTGGTGGGACTTGGAATTTATATCAAAGAGATCTATTTTGACCAACGGTCAAGTGGTTATAGTTAGAGACATTAAGAAAGCTATCACTGGATCTAGATATTACGCCGGAAATGAGTTGACATATATCAAAGACCCACGCACCCACGCTTACGCAGTCGCTTACACGGAGCTCCACTCCTGCAAATCTATGCCTTTGACTTCTCTGATCTACCAAGCCCGATTGGCGTATGGAGTGCGCGACGAGAAGGTCATTGGTATGAGAGACAAGAAATTCATCAATATTGCAATGAAGGATGCTGTTGTCCATCCGTTAGATGAATTGTGTGCGTACAGTTGTCACACTCAAGTGGCTCCCGAACTGTTATTATCCACTTTGTACAATTTATCTTTTACAAAAGCTCCAGGTGAGGCAGTTTTAGTGCCGAACGAGCTATTGAATTGCGACATTGGGGCTTGGTCCAGCCCCCTGATAAACATTAAAATATCAAACCAACAAATGAAGAGGGCCCAGAGAAGAAGAGTAGTTAGAGTAGCTAACAGTAGGTTAATACGTGCGCCTACTTCTAAGCTGAAGCCGAGAAAGAAACCAGAGAGCACGTTGAAAGCACACCCCACCACGGATGTGCAATTGATGCGAGTGGATGGTCGTTCCAACCCCGTCTCCAGTAAAATGCTTCGCGATCGTCCTGACGCGATAGAGAATAAATCCCATTTCACTGATAGCGAGATTGAATACGGCCAGTCGTTAATTGATCCATTCACGCACGTTAGGACCAAAATTCCTAACATATATCCCATTGAAACGTCCACATACAATTTTGAATCATCCACAACTTTGTCATCGGACACCAATGGGACACTACGAGTACTGTTCAGACCTTGGGACCTAGGTACGACATTGGCATCATATTCGCCATCTACATCAGCCAATGAAGCAGACCTTATAGGCGGAACAGTAAATATATCATTCGCCGAGTTGTTATACGGCAAGAGAGATGCAATTTTGAATAGAACGCAATTAGAGGCTTTAGGATATAAAGATTTTTCGAGCCCTGGACAACGCATCTACATGTATAAAAAATACGGAGGCGAAACATCTGGTCCCATCGACACATTACGTGTCGTGTCCGCAGGAGTGAAATGTGTTAACGTTTCACCAGCAATCAATCGTAGCGGTGCACTCACTAGCGGACACACTATACAATATGTGGCAACCGATAGCATCGATCAGCTTCGACAGTTGAGCACTTCGCACACCACCAATTGTGATGTCGAACATTCAGGTATTTATATTCCTCACGAACCTAAATGTTACGATTTCTACACTTCTATGTGCTACGCTGTTTATCGCAATCGTATGTTGCCAGACGTTGATTATGAATTTTATGGTTATTGGGCGCCTTCATTGCTCGAATCCTTTTTTGAATATCCCACTTTCAACACGAATTTTTGTGATATACCAGCAGGAAACGAAGTCGTACCCAATGAACTAATGAATAACAACGTTTATTTTGCTATCACCGGTGCTCCAACCCAAGATTTTCAATTCACATGGAGCATCAACTACGAGATAACTCCTAATGCAGATTATTACGGTATACTACAGCCGTCTGCCTCAGCACGAGGTAACCAATATGCT